TGCCGCGTAGCGCGCCGCGCCCATGCGGCCATCCCGGATGCGGTGTGCTGGTGTCGGACGGTACGTCGCGCTGCCCAACTCATACGCGGTCAGACATGCGCGAGGCTGATCGGCGGCGCGGCTCGGCGCACGCTCGCGGGTACACAGGCAAATGGGCGGCTGCCGCAAAATTGTTTTTGGCTCGCCATCCGCTGTGCATGTGCCCTGAGTGCGGCGCTGGCAGCCTGAGAGTCACACAGGCGACCGTGGTAGATCACATTGTGCCGCACCGTGGAGATATGCGCCTATTTTGGGACACAACAAATTGGCAGGCCATGGCCAAATCGTGTCACGACCGCAAAACGGCGCGGCATGATGGTGGATTTGGCCGCGCCAGGACAACAAAACAACAGGAGATAGTATGAGCACAATCACAACCGAACAACAGGCATCAATCGCCAAAACGCTGGAGGGTATGCAACTGCCGTCTGGCCTAGGCAACGAGCATTCGGCGTGCTCAATTGCAGCCATCAATTTGGCGCTGAGCGGCAGGCTCACAGACGAGATACCCGATTGTATGTCGGAGGTGATTGGTCAATGGATCATTGCTGTACAAGACGCGATGCCCGACGCCGTGAGAAATTCTCGGCGGTGGAAATCCCTGCTCCCTCTCGCGGCTGGCACCGGGCGAGTCAACGAGCAAGAGCGGCTCGACATCATTTTGAGCTGGATGTGGGGCACCGTTCTGCCCTCACTCCAGCCGACCGCAGATCAGCAGGGATTTGGCAAACAATGGCAAAAAATGACTACCGAGCGCACGGTCGAGGCGGCAGACGCAGCGGCGAGGGCGGCTGCGGCAGGGACGGCGGGGTGGGGGGCGGGAGCAGCGGCGAGGGCAACAACGTGGGCAGCGACGTGGGCGGCGAGGGCAGCGGCGAGGGCGGCGATGGCGGCGAGGGCAGCGGCGACGTGGCGAGAGGCAGCGGCGGGGGCGGCGATGGCGGCGAGGGCAGCGGCGTGGGCGGTGGCAGCGGCGGTGGCGACGGCGGTGGGGGTGGCGACGGCGAGGGCAACGGTGTGGTCAAATTTTGACCCATGTGGGCTGCTCGAGCGATTGATTAGGATCGACAACAATAAACGGAGATTGACGCATGAAGGTTGAAATCGGCAACGCCACGCTGTATTTGGGCGACTGCATGGACATTTTGCCTACGCTGCCAAAGGTAGATGCGGTGATTACTGACCCGCCTTATGGCAAGGTTAAAGGCGACTTTGACGAAGAGTGGACGAATCGGCACCGGATGCTGCCAGACGTTGAGCGCTGGATTGATGCTATAGTCCCCACTATGCAGTTTAATGCAACGCTGTGGTGGTTTGCTTGGCCATCGCTTGCCGGTCGGATTGAGGACCGCATTGCGCGGCGGCTTAATGTGCTGTCTCATATCGTCTGGACTAAACCAACAGCAACGGGTCAGATGTGCAGAAAAGAAGCACTTCGCGCCCCAATGCCCGTGACTGAGCGTATTTTGATGGCCGAGCATTACGGGGCCGACAACATGGCGCTTGGCGAAACAGGTTATGCAGCCAAATGCGACGAGCTGCGCGGTTTTGTGTTCGAGCCGCTGCGGGCCTACTTGGCTGACGAATGGCAGCGCGCGGGCCTGACAAAAAAGGACGCCGACAAAGCAACAAACAGCCAAATGGCGGGGCATTGGTTTACACGGGTGCAGTGGACGCTGCCAACGAAGGAAAAGTACGAGCAGCTACGAGCGTACGCAAATGCAAATGGTGGCGAATACCTGCGCCGCGAATACGAATACCTGCGCCGCGAATACGAAGACCTGCGCCGCGAATACGAAGACCTGCGCCGCTTTTTTGATTGCCGATCTGGTGACCAATTCTGCGATGTCTGGCACTTTGCAGCGCCCACCTTCAACCACGGCCACCCAACAGAAAAGCCAGTCCGCCTAATGTCTTACATCGTCCGGCTGTCAGTGCGCGAAAACGGAACCGTCCTCGACCCCTTCATGGGCAGTGGCACCACAGGTGTGGCAGCTATTCAGCTTGGCCGCAGGTTCATCGGCATTGAGCGTGAGCCAAAATACTTTGACATCGCTTGTCAACGCATCGAGCAAGCCGTGGCTCAAGGCCAGTTGTTTGAGCCTGAGCAGACAAAGCAAGTGCAGGAGAAATTGCTGTGAGGGTAGGGGGGCAAAAATCCTTTAGGCCAACTGCCGAGAGACCGCAGAGTTTACCCAAAAATCGCACGCGCAAATTTTGACCCCTCGGGGTGGAAAATCTGTTAACATTGCGCGACACTTTTTGCAAACGGAAAAAATTATGGCAATTCGAGGGCCAAAACCTAAACCAATCGCCCTAAAAATCCTCGAGGGGAACCGCAGCCGCCGACCGATTGACCCGGCGGGAACGCTGCGCCCTGACGCTGGTGCGCCGGACGCGCCGGATTGGCTACACCCGCTGGCGCGAGTCGCGTGGGGCCGGCTCGCAAACGAGCTATGTCAGTACGGCGTGCTGACGCGACTCGACCGCGATGCGCTCGCTGCACTTTGCCAGACCGTGGCGCGAGTAGAAATTTTAGAAAAGTTTTTTATTGAGAAATCGACGCAGCTTGGCGACCCGGTGGCGATTTATTTTGACATCACTCCAAACGGTCTGACTGTGCAGTCGGCCTACTATCAGGTGTTAAAGCGCGAGCAGGAGCACCTGCACAAACAACTAGAGTGTTTTGGCCTGCGTCCAGACGCTCGTAGTCGCGTCTCGATTGCCGCGCCCGTCCGCGCCAATCTGCAATCGGTGGCGGGAGCAGGGCAGCCCGAGGCAGACGCAGGGTTTGCGGATTTTGACTAACACAAATGTCAAAAAAAACTAAAAAAAAAACGTATTTTGAGCAGGCGCTAGAATACGCACACGCCGTGACCGACGGCCACATTGTGGCTGGTCTATACGAGCGGCTGGCCTGCCAGCGGTTTTTGAGCGATTTAGACCGCCAAAACACGCCCGATTTCCCGTACCGATTTGACGCGGCGGCGGGAGCGCGCGAATGCCGATTTGTCGAGCTACTCCCCCACATCAAGGGCGAGTGGGCGCGGCCTAAATTTGTTGATGGCCGCTTGCAGTACGCCAAAATCAAATTGGAGCCGTGGCAGATTTTTGCCGAGATTCAAATTTTTGGCTGGCTGCATGTTGACACTGGGCTGCGCCGATTTCGGCGGGCCTACGAGGAGGTGGCTCGCAAAAACGCAAAATCAACTCGCGTTGCAGCGCGTGACCTATTTTTGCTCACCGCAGACAACGAGCCGGGCTCACAGGTGTACAACGCCGCGACGACTGGCGAGCAGGCCAGAGAGGTTTTTGACGTCGCGCGCAACATGGCTCTACGCGAGCCTGATTTTTTGGCGCGTTTTGGCGTCAATGTTGGCAGACACGATATTACGATTGCCGAGACGGCGAGTAGTTTTAAGCCTCTCAACTCTGAGGGCTCGACGCTCGACGGGTTAAATGTGCATGGCGCGTCAATAGACGAGCTACACGCCCACAAAACGCGAGCGGTGTACGATGTCATCGACACCGCCACGGGAGCGCGAGCGCAGCCCCTGATTAGTATGATCACCACGGCTGGCAGCGACCGCGCCGGGATATGCTACGAGCAGCGCGACTATAGCATCAAAATTTTGACAGGCGTTGTTGTTGACGAGACGTGGTTTGCTGTGATTTACACGCTCGACGACGGCGACGATTGGCGCGACTCCAAAAATTGGCGAAAATCAAATCCAAATCTAGGGGTGAGCGTCAAAATTGACGACATGGAAGCGGCCTGCCGAAAAGCACTGGCCATGCCGTCGGCGCAGGCCAATTTTTTGACCAAACGCCTAAACGTCTGGATCGCATCCGACAGCGCCTGGATGGATATGACCGCGTGGAATAAATGCGCTGATCCGACCCTTGATATTGAGCGCGTCAGTCACCTGCCTTGCTTTATTGGATTGGATTTGGCAAGCAAAGTTGACGTCGCGGCCAAAATACTATGGTTTTTTGATGCGGACGCCGACCATCATTATTTGATCCCCGTTTTTTACCTGCCGGAACGAGCGGTTGAGCAGGGCAGAAACTCACAATATGATGGCTGGAGGCGCGGCGGCCATCTACAGGTCACGGACGGCGAGGTGACTGACTACGACGTCATTGAGGACGACCTGCGCGCAGATATGG